AGGATTCTATTTGTCTTCGTGAGCTGCTCGCCATGTTCTCTGATTAAGCGTTCGAGTCGCAATCGATCGCGTGAGTTCCAATAATGAAAAAAGAAATGCCTGCCGGGGAGATTGCGGGTGTTGAATTCGATACCCATCTTGTCACAGACACGAGGCCCCCATTCGGGGAAGTACATTCGTCCGAATGGGGGGAACCACCGTGTTATCTTCGTATCAAAAACGTCTTCGACCATATCTCGCGCCAAAGATAGGGATTCAAGCCCCTCCTCTTCGGGCATATCGTTGTAGTAGTAATGCGAGTACCCGTGGAGCTCGATGGAGTATCGATGCTTCCGTTCACGAACATAGGAAATCCATTCAGGATATTCTGGTATCCCTTCAGCGATTACCGCAAGTGTGCAGTACAGATCGTTTCGTTCAAGAATCGCATCCGCTTCTTTGAAGTGGCCGAAGAACGTATCTTTGCGAAGCGAATTCTTCATCGCCCCCGTGAGGCTGTGAAGGAGCAACACATCATCAAACCGTATGGTTATCATGATTTTCCTTCCTCATTGTAACACAAAAAGCCCCAGACTGGGGCTTTTTTGCGTCCTCCGGATGTTTAGGCACCCGTCGTTGTCGACGACGATGAGGTCGTTGTAGACGAGGAGGTTGAGGTCGAAGTCGTTGAAGAGGTCGTGGTCGTAGACGAAGACGTAGTCGAAGAAGAAGTCGATGACGAGGTCGTTGTCGTTGACGAAGAGGACGTAGACGTACTCGTTGTCGTTGACGTAGAGGTTGACGTGCTTGACGTCGTCGTTGACGAAGACGTCGAGGTGGTCGTGCTCGTGGTTGTTGACGTTGAGGTGCTCGTCGAAGTCGAAGACGATGACGATGACGTAGTCGTACTCGAAGACGTCGTAGTTGTCGTCGACGATGACGTGGTTGATGACGACGTTGTCGAGGAGGACGAAGACGAGGAAGACGACGTGGTCGTCGTAGACGATGACGTACTGGTCGACGTTGACGTCGAAGTAGTGGTCGAAGTCGACGAGGTCGAACTGGAGGTGGTCGTAAAGCTGAAGTTCGACACAGTGAACTGTGAGAGTGAGAATTCAGCCATGTTATGCGTATTCAGTTACGACTATTTTCATACCTCCAGCAGTCGATCCTGCCTTCAGAACGAACCGCGCCCACAATTGTACATCGTCAGAAAGCGGTTCTTGCCACACCGTGTTGGCGGGAATGATTTTCGCCGACTGAGCATTGTACGAAGGGCCGGTTGTTTCAAACGTATCTCCGTGTCTTGTCCGTGACGTGTACGCGAGCGCGAGTGCGCCTGGTCCACGCGCCTGCAGTTGAAGCCATTGGCGTTTGGGGAGTATCGACTGTGTTCCGCTACCTCCTTGGGGTAGGGATGATGTGACGGGAACCCACGCGCCAGGCCCAACATCGACAACGCCGTTGCGTACATCTCGCGCTACTGGGTTGCCAAAGAATCCTGACATAGGTTATGAGGTTACTTCCGCTGTTTTCTTCTGTACTTTTTCTACAAACTCCTGATAGAGGTTCATTTCCCCAATGAATCCTTTGAAGGGATAGTGGGTAATGACATCGAGCACGCGTTTCGTGTCTAACAGAATCTTGTAGAGTGCGACGCGGCGTTCGTGCGTATCGTAGGTTTGTAGCTGGGCGACTTTGAGGTGGATGGCATTTCGGTGATCTGCTTTCGCAGTTTCCGCCTGTTTATGCGTGAGCTTCTGCCATTCCTCCTCTACGACCATGCGGGAAGAGAGATGCTTCGCCAGATGGTAGGCCACTGGTTTTGCAAATGCTTTTTTCTCTCCTGCAGCAATGGTGTAGGGGGTCCCGTTGTAGCGCCAGGTGAAGTCTAGAGCGGTAGGGTTGAATAATTCAACCGATTCGAGGTCGAGTTCTTGTGCCATGGTTGGATCGCTCTGAGAGGTTATATCGCTCGCAGAACTCGGTTAGTTACTAAGGGAGATTGAGATGCACGAGGCCGTTTTCACCTGAGGCGATTCCGGTCATTGCCGTTCCGAGGATACCGTTCCCGGCTGTCTGAAGGCGAACTGCCCCAGTAACTGAAGAAGAGGACATAACGGCGACACCGACAGAGAGTGCACCTGCAGCATCATTGAGCATGTTGCAGGGACCTCCTACCTGTATCCATCCGTACTGGCTTGAGGTCAGATCGTTCACTGCGACTCCAGCGACAGAACTTGTCAGTGTAGTAGGAGCTGCGATGACACCGTTGTACGGATTCGGGACGAAGTCGAGGCGAGAGGTCGAGGTGAGAGCAACCAGGATTGGCGACTCCAACTCGAACGTAGCCGCCGCGGACGTGTATGCCGCATGTGACTTAATCCTGTAGGTCGTTCCAAGACCAGGCGTCACGGTGACCGTAACATAGCCTCCAGCGTACTGGTTGGCCGTGACTGTCATAGATGCCGTGGTTATAGACGTCGCTCCTACAGCCGTTGTCGTGCCTGCGATGTTCTGATCGGCCGTGTCTTCGGCTGCTGACTGGAGAAGGTTTCCTACCGTAAGGGCAGAGGAACCTGCACGAGCATAGCGATAACGGCGACCATCCGGAGCTTTATATTCGGCACCGAGATTGATTGACGGGTTAGCTTCGTCCAAGACCGGAGGAAGACCCGCTGTGAGATTGGTAGGCATTATCTTAGGAGGTTACGCCCGTGCGCCGAGCCATTGTGCGCGGTGAATCACCGTAAAGCTGTCCTGCGAAGAGCAGGTGACCCACGACGGCGTTCTGGTTCTGAGATTTCTTGAACCCGGTGAACGCGAACCCTTCCTTGGAAGACTCGACCATCTCCGGAGAGTAATCGAGCTGGTAGAGGAAGAGGTGGTTTTCGTTGAGGGTGTAGAGGTTGTTTGCCGTGCAGGTTTCATCCGAGATGATCGGAATACCGCGCCAGCTGAGTGCATTGACGCCCCAGTTGACTGCGGTACCTGCTGTGGTTCCCGTCGGAGTGCCACGTGACACCGGACCGTTGTAGTTGACGAAGAGGGTCGGGGTGACGAGACGCTCGATGATCGAGAAGACCGCAGGGGTCGTCACAATCAACGTCGGGGAGTCATTCCCGCGCTGTGCCGCATCGCTGTCAGTTGCCAAGTCATCAAACCCAAGAGCTCCTGACTGTGCGGTGAGCGTTGCGTTTAGGTTCGTGTAGGTCGAACGGGAGAGGTTCTGGTATGTCGTGACGTTCGTTCCGTCGTCCACGTGATAGACCAGACCGTTGATGGCCTTCGAAGAGTTGCCCGTACCGTCGAGGTAGAGGTCCGCTCCGATTTTCTCGGAGAGGTTCCGCGCAACGTCGGTGAACTCCTGCGCCATCAGGTTAAGGAACGCTTCCGGTCCTTTATTGACCGCAAGCTGGATGCCCGAAAACACGATCGGATCAGAGGCGTACTCGCACGGGTCTACGACGAACCGCTGCCTGACATCTTCCTGTGCAGTCGGAAGAGTGTCGAAACTTGAGAACGAAGTAGCTTGTGTGCGATTTGCCACAGTCGTCGATTGGACGAGCTGTGTGCCTCCAGTCCAAGGGCGTGCAGTCGGGCGGAAACGATTGAACAAACCGTTACCCGTGTACGCGTTGTCGACAGCTTTGTTGAAGAACCGCTGCCGAGCCGTCGTGGTAACGAAGTTCGGGAGTGTAATACCCATGATTATTTAAGCCTCGCTGTTTCCTCTCGGAGGATATCGAACATGCTCTTCTTCGAATCGTCAGGAAGTTCTTTCGAAGGAGCGGGGTCGGCCTTGTGTGATTTTGGCATACGCGGCTTCCCATCCTTCTTCGACTCCTGTCTCTGGAGTATCTTGATGGCCGTTTTAGGGCTCACCTCGTACTCCTCGATCGCATCGAGCAGTTCTTCTTCAGAAAAGTCCGGATTCGCTTCAAGAACCTCTTCGACTTCTTTTTCGAAGTCGTCGAGCTCTTTTTTCTCAGCGCCATCCTTTGCTTTCTGGAGTTCCTCGAAGACCGAACGCGCTTGCGCCCTGATATACTCTTGCGCTTTTGCTTCTTGTTCATCGGTCGGTTTTTTTACGAGAGAACGAAGCTCACTTAAGTCGTTTTGTAATTTTTCTACTGTCGAAGCCTTCTCTTCAGCCTTGAGCGCCCGTTCTCGCCAGTGTTTCTTCTGGGCGATCGCAGAACGCCGATCTTTCGTTTCAGGCTTCTCGTCTTGATTGTCTTCCGACTCAGGAGTTTTCTCTTCCTCAGGGATTTCTTCGTCGAGGTCCTGATCCTCAATGGTCGTATCATCCGCCATAGTGTTCATTTGGTGGGTTTTGTCCCGTTAAAACTATAATATCACGCTTTTTTGCCCCTCTTGACAGTTCGCTTTTTGTTCTTCATCTTCCGAGCCATTTTTGCCATTTCCTTCCCGGAAGGCTTTTTCATATGTGTTCCGTGTTCCATGGTCATAGTTTAGGTGCGCCTGGCAACGAGGGAGCGGTACCCCCCACTCCTGCCGTAGCACGCTGGATAACATTCTGGGGCGTTTCGACCGAACGTCCCTCACCCTCTGGTGTCGCTGGTTTTGCTTCTGCGCCGAACTTGGCTGACGCGGCGATTTCCGCGATCTTCGCCTGCGTCTCGGCAGTCAATTGCCCTTGTTTCCACGCTTGGAGTCTTTCTGCCGCCTTGGCGGGGTCAGGGAACTCCAAACGTTCAAAGAGGGTAACCGGGTCAAGCGCTCCCAACTGCCAGAGCTGTACAGCTTCGGTACGGAGAGAAACCTTGTCCATCGGAAGGGTCTCCCCTGATTTCACGATGATTTCGATGTACTCTTCGATGTCGTCCCTCTGGAGGCGGATAAATTCTATTGCTCCCTCTTCCCCGATTATCTTGGTCACGTGGACATCGGTGTAGTACATCTTCATCAGTTGCACGAGGCCTAAGGCTATCCTCGATACTCCTCGATTCAATACGCGCGTGATGAGGTCGATGCGGGTGAAATCTTGCTGTCGTGAAATAATATCCTGCCCTAACGTGTTCCCTCCGGAGGCTCCTCTCGTCGCTGAATGGATTCCCATGATGTTGTCGAGAACTCCTTCGGAATGGGTGAGGTTGTTGAAATGAGCTACGGGTAACGGTGTGCCGGGTTCCCTTCGGACCTTGTTCTGGGACGCAACCCCTTCCCCGCGGATGATGAGACCGACCTCGTCGGTGATGTTGTCTGCCAGTTCTTGGGACATCGCATCGGAATCGATGTATACCTGTCCGTTCCCCATCCTCCGGAGATTGTCCGCAATCCTCCGTTTCCCTGTGTTTATCAAATCCTGCACGTCGATAACCGCCTCGACGAGGGAGATTGAACCAATCGGCTCATCCCCTACTTTGAAGGTGGTGAAGAACACATACGGGTCGGTTGGTCGGTCGAGGACGTTGGAGAAAACCAGCGTTTTGGAAATTTTTGCCTGTTTGTTCCCTTTTTTGTCGACTCCCTTTTCAACGTATTTCTTCTCCCGTCCTTTGAAATCCCAATAAGGGTTGGATTTCTTCTCAAGAAGTTTGTTCGAACAGAACCATGCAACCATTTCGTTCGTCCACACTTCATACACCCTGTATACTTTCCGCTTCTCTTTGGTCCCGGTGTCAACCAGCTGTTCCATGGAATACCCGTCGAGGTCTGCCTTTGGCCAATATTCCTTCATTTCCTTTTTGGTGTACTCCTGGATTTCCATTTTGTATGGGAGATCGTGCGGGTCCATCCTGTATCGGGGGATAAGAATAAGGCGAGGGTCTACGACTTCCACATCAACATCGTCGCGTTCATAGGACCAGCACCACTTCATGACTCCGAAGCGGTACAGCAGCAGATGCCTCGTCACTTCTTCAAGTTTCCTCTGCATTTCTAGAGTCTCGTTTTTTCTCGAAAGGACTTTCTGGAGAGTGTTGGCACGCTTGACAGATGTTTCATTCTCGGAACCAGGAAGAACCAAGAACTGATGCGGACGGGAGGTTGCGATGGGAACGAGGGTTTCGATACCTTCGAAGATACGGTTCTCCACCGCCTTGGTGTTGGAGTTCTGTATTAAATCCCGATCGGTCTGGTTGCCTTTGTAATACTCTTCGGAGATTTTCTGGAACTCCAAAAGGTGGTCGTGGTATGATTGGGATTCTTTGAGCCACGCCTTGAAGGTGGTCTCCAAATCCTTTTCTTTTGCCGTTATCTCAAATGTGTTCAGGTCGTCTTCCATGAGGAGATTTTTTCGACGGCGAGCTGCGGGATGAAGAGTTTGCCGTTCTTGATAATTCTATCACCTCTTTGCTTCTCGAATTGCGAAGTGATATTCCCCGGAAGAACGGGACCTTTCTTCCAAAAAGCAAGGAGGACGGAAATTAATCGGTCATCGTGAAACGACGACTCCGCTCCCATGCCGTTCTTTTTCACCAGATCGGTGTAGACGAAGGTCTTAAACTGCTCGTAGGTTCTCTTCGAGCGGATTTTCGGGTCACGCAACCGGAGGAGTTCTTGAAACCGTGAGACCAAGAGGGGTTTCGTCTGTCTGGTGGTCCTCCATCCTTCTTTCTCGGACACGACGCCTGTCTTTTTGTCCACTTCTTCCCTCCGATAAATACGAACATAGTCCGAAGATTCACGGTTCAAACGGTTGACCAGAGCCAGTCCTATAGAGTTCATCTCAGGGACAATCTTGATTGGATGTCCTTGAGACGCATAGAAATGTCCGAAACGAATAGCCAACTCTCCAACAACATCCGGTGGGAGTCTCCCAGACCACGAGGCGACTTCTTCCTCGGTCGTCATATCCACGATGGTGATGGCAGATTCGTCTGACTTCTGCTTCTCTGCGGCGACGCCTTCCTCGACGATACCTTCAGAAGCATCTATCCCCATCTGGTATGAGTGCCCTTCGATGTATTCTTTGAAGATGTCCAGCCCTTCTCTCGAGCCAATGGGGTCCATGGTGTAATCCCCCAGCTTCTGGATGTGCTCTCGTGGAAACACCACCCGGTCAGACAGCAGGTTTTCATCCCACACCCCGTAGACATACTGACGCTTGTATGATTCGGGATAACGAAGGAGGTCTTCGACATACCCCTTCGGGAGATTCTTTTCGTTCTCCAGGGTAGAGGCTTCGATGATTTCATATTCAGGTTTCGGGTCCTGTTTGAATTCCCCGAAGAGCCAGGTAAGGGCAGGGTTGCAGGAAAGGAAGATTTGTCTAGCATCGTCAGGTATCCCCTCTCTTCGCAGTCGACCTCGGAGTCCGTCGATGACACCTTTTTCAATATCGCGGGAACTGAAGCGGTAGTGATCGGCGTCGGACAGAAATCTGAAAATCCAGCCATTTTCCCCAATCTGGCGGTGGGCGCATATACTGTTGGTGCAACTGACCTGGCGGGCTACATC